CGGGATGCTACCACCACACCTAGTGGAACGAGATTGAGGAGGAACAAGGTGTCGTACAATTACGTACGACTCCCTCTTGACAAGGGTAATACGCCCAAACCCAAGCGACCTGCTGGTTGGCGCTTTCGCCAGGACTGCTCTGCAGCCGGTGATTGGCACAACTATGTGCAGGGTACTGGGGGGAAGACGTATTACGGCACCTTTGAGCGGGTTTATGATAAACCTACTCAGTGGATGTTGGCCAGGCGACTTGATAGGAAGCTTGGCTCGCACCTTGTCGACCGCTTTGATTACGGCAATGGGCTCTTTTTCGTTGAGAAAAGGTCGCTTACAGCGCCTAATATCATCGTCAAGGAGTCCGGTAAGACCATTCAGGGAACAACTTGGCTTGACCATTGGTCAGGTCCATTGTACCCCGATGTGGATTCTTACAATGCCGCCCGTATTTATACAACTACGGGTAGACCAAAGTGGGTTCCGTTCGAGTCTCCGGCTGCTGTGCCTATGGTTGACCTCATGAAATATGGGGCCACTGCCATATCGCGCGTTATGCCGGGGAAACCCTCAGCCGACCTTGCGACCGCTCTTGGAGAATTAAGAGAGGGCCTACCTAAGGTGGTAGGTGCCTCCCTCTTCAAGCATCGTGGCTTTTCCTCACTGGGAGATGAATATCTCAACTATCAGTTCGGAATTGCCCCGACCATCTCTGATGTGAAAAGTATCCTCTCTGCATCTAGCAGAGCTGAAAAGGCCCTTGAAAGGCTGATACCTTACACTAACAGAGATGTTAGGCGGCGCATTGTCGTGAGCAGTGATGATAAGTCAGAGATGACTGAGACAGCGGGACGTTATCCGTGTTACGGAGGCATCCCGACGTCTTACACCACTAGCTCAGGGACGTTGCGTACGACGACTACTACTAGTCGTCGTATTTGGTATTCCGGGACTTTCAGACAGCGTGAGATCCCTGCACAGGGACCTCTGCTCGAAAGTCTCAAGTCCTTTAATAGGACTTATGGCGCAGCACCTAGTGTGCTGATGGCCTGGAATCTCGTCCCGTACTCGTGGCTCGTAGACTGGTTCGCCAATGCAGGAGACGTCTTCAAAAACTTCTCCTACCTGGGAATGGACGGATGGTACCAGAGGTATGGTTACGTCATGGCTGAAACTACCATGACTATCACCAAGACCTGGTCTGGTCGCATCGCCCTTTCCGTGAATGGCCCTCTCACTCCTGTTTCGACAGAAGTGACGACGACCTATCACGTGAAACAGAGACTACGTGCCTCTCCATATGCGTTCGGTTGGAATTTTGATGGTCTTTCAGACTTTCAAAAGACCATTCTGGCCGCGCTAGGTATGACCCGCACTCGCAGGTCATAGCACCATCACAACTGAATAACAACCGAATATCACATCGAAGGAGTTCCATGCTTTCCGATCCGCAGTCCATTACCATCTCCGGCACTGCCGTCAGTCTCCCCCGCATTTCTGCAGGTGAGATGAAGGGGCGCTTCCGCACCCCTGACGGCACACTGGAGCTCTCCGTTCAGCATTCTTCCGCTAAGCGGGAGCGCAGCGTCATCCGCCTCGATCGTAACAAGATCGGTGTGGATCCGCTGAACTCCACGCAGCAGAAGAACTACTCGTACAGCGCCTATCTCGTCGTGGACGCGCCCCTGAATGGGGTTGGGTTCACTGACGCAGAGCAGGAGGCTGACATCAAGGGGCTCATTGCCCTGCTGAACACGTCTGGTTACCTTACCAAGTTCCTTGGTAAGGAAAGCTGACGAGGAGAGTTACCGAGGGGAGCGAGCATTCCGTTGGTTTGCTCGCTTCCTCCTCGGCTTCCTCACTGGGTCACTGATTTCAGTTCTTTTCAGCATACCCATTAGTGAGGAGGACTTCGGACGGACGCTAGAGGACTCGCCATGCTTTTACTTCGCTAGGAGCGACGATGAAAAGCCTGACGGAACTCTGGACGGTGGCAGCTCACGAGCTTGCCACTTGGTGTGGTGTGTCCGTGACTCGCGATGTGGAAACATTGCGAGGACGGTGTGAACACGAAGGTGAAGCCTTTTTGACTATCACCCTCCCAACCTTCGCTTCAGACTTCGAAAAAAGTCTGGACCTAGGTAGGATAGCTCCCAACACGTTTCTTTCTTTCAAGAAGCGTGCAGGTCTCCCGGCATTTCTGTCAGGTTTCCTAGAGCTCGTGTTCGACCGGCACACGTCCGTTCTCTTGGACGATCCATCTATCGATGCAATCTTTGCAATACGTCAGTTGACACTTCTCTTCAAGAAGATTGAAGGTGAGTGTACTCCTGAACGTAACGCAAAGGTTGTTCGATCGTTCATTAACTGCGAGCAGGATCTGAAGCGTCTTGACAAAAATCTCGACGCGCTAGAACTTGACGAGCTTGCTCGTCTGTTCGCAATGGCTTTCGGAGATGAGGTCGATCAGGTCAATCAAGAGATTGATCTTTTTGAACTTTCTCCGGGCCATGGCCCAGGTGCTACCGCCGATCGAAAGAAAGGCAATAGCAAGTTCGTTCAGACCGAATGGCCTGAACGTCTCGAATCTGTTTTTCCCTATTTGGAATATGTCATTCCAAATATGAGGTATTATAAGCAGATCCGCCAGGTTCAGTTCCTGAAGCCCGGGCAAGAGAGACCCGTCAAGGTCACTCTTGTTCCTAAAACGCGCAAGACACCCCGAGTGATTGCTATTGAACCGACTGCTATGCAATACATGCAGCAGGCTCTTATGCGATCCCTCGTCCCGAAACTCGAATCTAACCAATTCCAGTTTCTCGGCTTTATCGATCAGGCCCCCAATCGCCAGATGGCGATGGATGGCTCTTTGACCGGGAGGCTCGCTACCCTCGATCTTTCTGAGGCTAGCGATCGTGTCTTGAATTCAATCGTTTTGCGACTTACAAGAGCTTGGCCCTCGTTTTCTGAGGCACTCCAGGCTAGTCGCTCACGATCGGCTTTCTTGCCTACTGGACAGCGCGTCCGGTTGAGCAAGTTCGCGTCGATGGGCTCCGCGCTCTGTTTCCCTGTTGAGGCAATGGTATTCTGTACCATTGTTCTCTATGGGATTCAGTTAGCAGAGAACAGGCGTCTCTCAAGGTCCGATCTTGTCGGCCTGAGAGGACGTGTACGGGTTTACGGGGATGATATAATCATTCCCGTGAACTACACTGAGGAGGTAGTCGCGAGCCTTGAGTCTTTCGGGCTCAAGGTCAACCATGGCAAGTCTTTCTGGACTGGGAAGTTCAGAGAGTCTTGTGGTGGTGACTTCTATGATGGAACGGATGTTACTCCAGTCCGTCTGAAGAAGTACGCGCCTACCTCTCGCCGTGATGCGGAAAGTGTCATCCATTGGGTAGAATTCTCCAATGCTCTCTTTAAAAGGGGGCTCTGGAAGACATCAGAGTACGCTCGACGAAGCGTCGAGGCTGCTACTGGTGTCGTTCTGCCCATTGTGGGTGAGCGCTCTCCCGCCCTTGGACTCTATTCTTATACGGGTATTCCCCAGTATAGGATGGATTCCAGCTTGCATCGGCCTGTGGTTAAGGCCTTTGCCAAGCGATCTCCAATTCCAGAGTCTCCTCTGGATGGGATCTGGGCGCTCAGGAAGACTCTTGCGGGATCCTTCGAGGATCCTAGCAATCGGTCTCACCTGAGTCACTCGGGACGGCCCGCTGCCGTGCACATCAAACAGCGGTGGATGTCCGCTCTCTAGTAGAGCGGTCAAG